ATAGTAAATCTTTCTGTGTATTTTCAATTTCTTCAATTCGTTTTTCACGATTACGTTGTGCAAGTTCATTGTACGCAACATTAGCATCAGGTATAAAACCCTCAGCAATTGTTGCGTCTGCATAACTACCTAATTTCTTTTCATTATAATATTCTTCAGAAAATGATTTATAAAACTTATCAAACTGTAAAGGGTTATCACTTCTCCATACATTCTCTTGATTCCATTTATCAAATAATCGTTCTTTAAATTCTCGAGCATCTTGTTTTAATTGGTTTTTTGCTAGTTGATTAATGTAGTAAGGATTAGCACCTTCAGGAATTGTTCCTTCTTTAACTAAATTCTTAAAAGCATCTTTATTTTTTGCAAAATCAGCATCTGCTTTATCTTGTCCTTCTATTTTTGTTTCTTCTTCTTTTAGTAATTTATATTTTCTAAGTGATGGAACAACTCCACTAAGACTTTGTGATAAGTCTCGTAAAGCAGGATTTAAAGGTCTTACCTGAGGTCGATAAAATGTATCAACTACTGTTGAATTTACAGATGGTAACTCTGGTTGTCTTAATTGAGGGAGATTTATTTTAACCATTAGCCAATAACCTTCATATTTTGTTGTGCTTGTTTGTCTGCTTGCTCTCTAGCTACTTTGTCATTTTCATAATTGAGATAATCTTGACCAAACGAAGTTGCTGCAGATGCAAAGGATGTAAAGTAATCAACTTGTGGAACATAGGCTGATTGAGCTTCTTGATTTGTCGTAAAGTTAACAAAGTTTTGTTGAGATTGTGCTTGTTCTTTTTCAAGATTAGCTAAAATAACACTATTGTATCTACCTTCTTGACGTAAATAATCTCCAAGTAATCTATTTAATACTCCACCACCAAATCCTTCAGCAGCAGTATTCACAGTAGCTTGTGCTTTCTTACTATCTATTCCTGATTGAAATAACTTAGAAGCCTCTCTTTCTTCAACTTGTCTAATACGAAGACCTTCGGCTCTTTCTTTATTGAGACGATTAGCAAAAGCAATTTCATTTTGCCTATTTGCTTGCTTCTTAGCGTTTTGTTGCTCAGTAATTGATTGTTGTAATTGTAAGCCTGCACTTATGCCTGCAATAACTAATTCTGGTGAACACATGTTCTTATAAATGAATAAAAGGGTTTATTTTCATATCCTATGTTTTGTTTGTTAATAAAAGTAAAACCACACCACTTTAACCATTTAAGGTGGAGTGTATTACGTGCATCAACTACATTGTGTAAGACAGGGTGTAGTTTGTTTAAGTAATCAATTACTTTTCTATTTTGTTTTAAAAAAGGAACTGCTACTTCTTGAATTTCATCAGATGCAAGCATCCATATTGCTGCATCCTTACCTATATTACCTTGGACACCAAACATTGCACAAATGACATCATCTTTTGTAAAGATGGATAAAGTAAGATGTGAATGAATTACACCCATGGATAATGCTTGCACACCATTAAGGTTTGCTAAGGCTTTAATTTCTTCTTGGTCTTCTATTCTTAATTTTTTTCCTAATACCAAACAATCTTGCTGAGTGGCTTTCGCCATATAAGGTTTATGAATTGCTTTCACTTTGTTGATTATAAAATCCTTGCCACTCTGCATTGATAAAGTTGGAAGGTAGATATTCTGAATTAGTTAATTTAACTACTAATCCTTCATTACGAGACATAATCGGAAAGGTATAATTACCATCTTCTAAGTTAATTCCATTGACTACACCTGAACCTACAATAGCTCCTGTAAACGTTTCTGTAGTCGTATCTCTATTTTTAGGCGTTACTTGTACTTTAAAATGTCCTGAATTATCATATGTGACAGTCCATTTTCTTATTTGTAATCGACCTTCTTTTACAGCAGTTCTGCTTTGGGCTTGTCCAAGTTGGATATATTGTTGGGAGAACTGATACTCGAAAGTATATTTCTCACCAACAAAAAACTTTGTTGTAGTTTTGTCACCAGATACAACAATTGTATTAGACCCAGTAGAGTCAATAGCAATAATTTGACCTGCAATAGTTGAATTAGCATTTACATTCCTTGTGACTACTTGCATCGTATCATCAATGTCATACGGTAGCGTGATTGTAGTTTTGTTTGTTGTTGAATTATAAGCAGTACTTAAACCAGTACTTGCTTCATTTAATTTCATATCTAAGTGAGTTAGATAAGTAGCATCAGTATCAATAACTGCAGGAGCAGTTTGTATTTTTAATATATGCGTGCCATCAGTTCTTTGTACTAATAGATATAAATCTGTTTCTATAAAGTCTGCATTTAATATTTTTGTATCTGTGGTATTACCATAAGTCCATTTATGCCAAGCAGATTGTAATTTTTGATTATTAGCAACATACCATTGATATACATAAATAGCATTTGGCTCTTCATCTGATAAAAGACATAGAATATTTTCATTCGTAGCAACTGCCATCTTATAAACATTCTTAGGAATATATTTTGGAACAGCTCCTGTTATATCCTCTGCATCATTTTGGTCAGAGTCAGGTCGAATAAAAAATTCTCTTAGACCAGAGAAGTCACCTTTCTTAAATATAAAATAAACATTCTTACCTGCTGCTACAGGCTTACATAAATTTGAATTTTCAAAATCTGTAGTTGGTGCTACATCTACATTACTAGGTGTAAGTATTTGCGAACCCCGTAATAAAAATTGTGATTGGTCACTAAATAATAATAAGTCTTCGTTAAAGGGAATTGCGTGTCTGAGAATAGAAACTTTTGTGTGTGATACCGAGACATCAATAGGGTCAGAGTCTAAAATCGTTGTAACTGTTTCAGGATAAAAACTAAAGAACTCACCTGCTCTAGACATAATGACACTTTCGTCAGATAAAAAACCTAGACGATTTCTATGAAAGAAAACATCAGAAATAGTTCTATCAACAAATGTTGGATTAGGTGCTGATAACTCATCACCAACTAATCTATCTCCCCATTCAGGTACATAATAATCAGTACCAGAAATGGTATAAGTAGAGCCATTACAAGGCGTAAAACGAAAACTACCGTCAGCTTGTCTTATTAAAACATGAGGCATTGTAGAAACATCAAGGCTATCTTTAGTGCCACCTATAACAGTTTCTTGGTACACACCACCATCAACTGAACTATCAGATATGTATTTTACATAGTAGTTGTCAAAAGCATTAGCAGGGTCACCTGCGATTTCTACACTATATCCATTGACTGCTCTTGCAGGTAAATCAGAAAAGTTTGTAGTCGAACCTTTTATAACTTGGCTAGCTTGGTTACCATAACCATCTGTAGCTGAAATAGTAAAATCAGATGAGCTACTAATATGTAAATCACTACCAAGATTAGTAACACTAAAACCACCTAAGCCACTTATTTGATTAAATATTTGAGTTACAATATTTGTAGATTGATAACTAGATGCAGTAGTAGTGGATGTGAAACTATAACCAGTACCATTAATATTTAATGTATAATTTGTTTGGTCTACACCTTGAGTAACAGAATAGATTGCCTCGAAAGGTCTTGCTGCTGTTACAGTGCTATCCATAGCAACTGTTTGTGATGTATTAACTAAAAAAGTGTAGTCTGCAATAGTTACAGCTCTAAAGTTATTTTTAGGATTGGCTATATTTAAATAGGAAGTGCCACTTGGAGCATTAACTGTGTAGCTTGTTCCGTCAATACCATAAACTTCAATGTTATTTTGTGTGATAATAAGAATATATCTTTCGTTAGAGTCACGATTTATAGAATGAATAAATGCATTTGAATATGCAGAATTAGAAACTTTTTTAATAAATTCTGTAGGTGGTCTTTTTTTCAATCCTTCAACAACAGAACTAAAACCATTAATTTGGTCTTCAGCTTGAGAACCTAATCTCAAAGTTTCCGACTGTTGCGAAACACCATTAATTAAATTAGGTATCGCATGGTTTAGTAATGGCATTAATTAATTTTGTTTCCTCGACTTATAATGTTGAAAGTATCGTAAGAGTTAAAAATATTTGTATCGCTAGTATCTGTTTCTTCTTGTTTTAAAACAGCTAATGCATTGGCTTCATCTATTTGACCAAAACGATGAAGTGTATTCGCACCTAGAGTTCTATCTTGGAAAACTCTAGCACCTCTAATAGTGATATAGCGTCTAGCATTTTCTGGCAGTTCCGTGAAAGGTAGAAAAAGAATAACCTTAGCATCTAAAGCTTTATCAAAAACAAAGGAATTACCTTGTTTATTGAACAAAAAGCTTCCTCTTTTTATTACATCATAAGTAGAAGTAGGATATTGACTTACATCTAAATCCACTCGCATAATGTTATCAGCTAAAGGTATCTTACTATCCGTATCTAAGCTGAGTGTATATTTATAAAAAGAATTAAAATGCCAACCCGCTGCTTGTACTTCTCTACTGATTTCAGTGATTGTATTATTAGCGAGTGTCGCATCTATGGGAAGTGTTCCTGTTAAACTATTTACAGGTGCTTCGCCAATAGTATGTAATAAAGTATTTACAGCTTCGAGCTGTGTTGTTCCTGATAATGCCATGGTTTACACGATAATTGATAATGTTTGATATTTAGTTCTTTTAAAAAATCTACAGTGTCTAGAACTTTTAAATTACACTGCTCTATAGAATCAAATTGTTCTTGAACGATTGAGCATTGTGGTTGATTAGATTCATCTGCAATACAAATAAATCCAATAAGAATGAGTATTGATTTCATAACTTACTAGCAAAGGGGAGTTTATGTACTCCCCTCTACTTTTAGTTATTAGGCAGTTTGAATTTCAACTGCTGCTTCTGGTCTTAGGATACCGTGTCCTAATGCCATTTTAGCAACCATTAAAGTTCCCTGTCTGCGGATGTCGTACTCTGACTCCATAGCTAAGTCCATTAACTTAACTGTACCAATAGCAGACTTGTGGAATACCACTGCTGCTGTATTTGAGAAGTCACCATTGTATGTATTGTTCTCTCCAGTAGATGAAGTACCTGACTGGTCTGTAAATGCATCAACAGCTGTATTTGATTTTACAATGTTGACACCTGCTACTTTAAGAACTTTACCATCAGCATACACACCATTCGTTCCGCCAAAGTCTCTATTTAAGATTTTGTCGTTTTCTACGATGTTGTAATAAGTTGATGGAGGTACGATACAAAATCTGTCATCCTCTGGTACATCTTTTTCATCCAGTGTTTGAACTGCATCAAAGATAGATGTAATAAGAGAAGCAGCATTTGTTTTTGCATCTGCATCAGTAATAACTGCACCACCATTCTCACCATTAACAGTCGCAGAAGCCTGAGCTGCTAAGATTGCTAATTGTAATACGTGTTGATCCACTGTTCTTGCTAATGCATTACCCATTTCTGTTGAGTAAATGCTTCGTACATCATAGTGATTTTTAGCTTCATCTATCTGAGCGATAAATGAATCTGATATTAAGAGGTCATCGATTGTGATTACTCTTTCATTTTTCTTGATGACTGAGCCTGTAATTTCATTACCTGCAGTGTGATATGCGGCTACGGTTTTTCCAATAGCAGGAAATTGTGCTGATTTACCTTGGCTAATTGTTCTAACCATAGTCATATCAAGCATTTGGTTCCTTCTTTGGAATGCAGCTAACACTTCACCACTGAAAACTTTGAGAAACAGAGCATTATCGTCACCACTGTTATCTGCTTTACCTAAAAAGCTGACTGTTGCGTTTGACATAATATTTTTCCTTTATGTTTTAGTTGTTGTTGTTGAACTACACCTACTTCAATCACACAGAAGT